AACGTTCTCCCTCTCCGAGGGGGGCTTGGGGTAGGGTGGTAGGGCGATGACCGGGTATGACCACCAGTTCCGGCAGGAACGGGCGCAGCTGTTAGCGGATCGCCCGCCGTGCGTTTGGTGTCGAGCTGCGGTTGCTACGCAGGCTGACCATGTACCGCCTCTAGGGGCTTTCCCACCTGGTGAATGGGTAGGGCGGCTGGTGCCTAGTTGCGGGCCGTGTAACGCTTCACGTGGCGGCCAGTTCCGTCATCAGAAACAACAACCAAAACCCGTGAACAGCAGAAGGTGGTAGCAATGGGACGACATCGAGAAGCCGTCAACAAATTTCTAGAGACAGCGCAATGCGACGAAGTGACCGCAGCGACGCTTCATGGCTTGGCTGACCGGTGGGACATCATTGAGGCTACCCAGGAGGGCACTGGGCAAATACCGCAGTTAGCCGCAGTTTTGCTGAATACGGCCCAAAGCTGCCGAATACCTGTTGAGGATGTCCTGCAATCGCTTGAATTGGAGCTGCGGGGCATGACATGAAGCAGCCGTACTACCAAGACGACCACGTGACCATCTACCACGGCGACACACTGGACATTCTTCCGACGCTCGAAAATTGCGGTGCGCTAATCACTGACCCGCCCTATTCGTCAGGCGGTCAATTCCGAGCGGATCGCAGCCAACGAGTCGTCGACAAGTACGTCCAGACACAAACAAAAAAAGGCGACGCTAAGCACGTCCGAGAATTCGAAGGCGACAATCGTGACCAGCGATCTTTCCTTGCCTGGATGATGCTTTGGACTAACGCCGCTCGGCGTGCTTGTGTCACTGGTGCACCGTTTGCTGTGTTTACCGATTGGCGACAATTGCCGACGATGACCGACGCCGTTCAGGCTGGCGGCTGGGTCTGGCGCGGCATCGCAGTTTGGGAAAAACCAAGCGCTCGCCCGATGTCTGGCAGATTCACCAATCAAGCCGAATATCTGGTGTGGGGATCGGACGGCCCGATGGAGCAGTGGGACAACTACCCGCCCGGCGTGTTCCGGTGCGGTACGCCTAGAGGCGAAGATCGGACCCACCCGACACAAAAACCCGACGAGCTAATGCGGTGGGCGTTACAAATTGTACAACCGACCGAAGCGCCAGTACTCGACCCGTTTATGGGTTCAGGCTCGACACTTCGGGCTGCCAAGGATCTCGGCTTGCGCGCTATCGGGATCGAGGTTGACGAGCAATCGTGCGAAGACGCAGCAAAACGCCTCGCTCAAGAGGTGCTGCCCTTATGACGTGCCCGCCGGCTTTGCACTCCACGCCAGCATCTAACGCACCTAGTCGAGGGCCGATGCTTGCACAGGTCGCTGAGATCATGGGGCTAAACCTGTTCGGCTGGCAACGGCAGGTGGCCGATACAGCCCTTGAGCTTGACGCTATGGGCCGCTACCGTTTCAGGCAGGTCGGAGTGTCCGTAGGGCGTCAGAACGGCAAAACAGCGCTACTGAGCGCCCGTATTGGCTTAGAGCTGTTAGGCGGTGGCCATGTGGCTTACACAGCTCAGGACCGTGGCGGTGCCCGTAACAAATGGTTAGAAGCGGTTGAGATGCTGCGGCCAGGTTTAGGTTCACGGTTCGCACAGTTACGCCTAGCAAACGGATCCGAAATGCTCACAATGGCAAATGGCGGCACGTTCCGGATCGTTACCCCTAACCGTGAAGGTGCCCGAGGGCTAACGCTTGACCTGGTGGTAATCGACGAAGCGTTAGCGCACGGCATGGACCTGATCGCTGCACTAGGGCCGACAATGGCTACCAGGCCATCAGCTCAGCTGTGGATCGCTTCTAACGCCGGCGACCATCGCAGCGAAATGCTACGCCACTACCGGGATCTCGGACGCAGCGGGGATAGCCCTAGTCTGGCGTGGTTTGAGTGGGCAGCCGCCGACGATGACGACCCAGACGACCCAGAAACGTGGCATAAAGCAATCCCGACGTTGGCTGAGGCTCAAGGCGTTACGCTCGACGCTGTAGCTGACGCTCACAGCACCACGACCGCTGACCTATTTGACCGGGAATGGATCAACCGCTGGCCGTTGGAAACCGCAGCCTTTGCACTCGACGTTGGCGAATTTCAGCGGCTGCTATGCACCGAACAGCCCCACGGCGACAAACTGGCGCTGGGTGTCGATATCAGCCCGATGAGAGACACCAGCAGCATTTGCATTGCTTCAGACACTGGGGAACGCCTACTGGTTGAAGTCGTAGATCATCGGCCAGGTGTTGGTTGGCTACCTGCTCGGATTAGTGAACTGGCCAAACGATGGAACGCTACCGTTGTTATCGACGCCGGAGCTGCGTCAGCAACGCTGCTACCGCACCTGCAACACTTAAACCTGCTCGAGGTCGGCGCAAGGGACTACGCAGCGAGCTGCGCTACTTTCTACGATGCGGTCAAAGATGGCACACTGGCACACCTGGGGGATCCTATTTTGACTGATGCGGTGGCAGCGGCAACCCGCCGTAGGTTGGGGGACCGTTGGGCGTGGAAACGCACTAGCGATGATGCCCCAATCACTCCGCTCGTTGCTGCTAGTCTTGCATTGTGGGGCGCAGTAGCGGCCCAACCGAAACCTACACCGCAGGTGTTCTAATGCTTATTTCGTTACAGCTGGCAGGGCTGGCGCTAGCCATCGTGTCAGTAGGACTAGCCGCAGGTATTTGGGCGGCTGGTATCGCACTTGGTTTGTCCGTGACGCTAGTAGCCGCAGCGATTGAAGCTGGTAACCGATGATAGGGGACCTGTTTCGCCGCAACGTGCAAGAACGGGCCACCACAATCGAGCTGCCTAGCCGCAACCTGACCGCTCAGTCCATCACCGGGCCAGTCAACGTCACTAGGGCAACGCTGCTGTCGTCAGTAGTGGCGAACAGGTGCGTTGCGTTGATAGCTGACCAGCTCGGCAGTTTACCGTTGCACGCTGAACGCAACGGCGAACCAATCGAAACGCCGGCGCTTCTGCGGCAACCAGAACTAGACCGCACCCGGTCAGAATTCATGAGCGCACTGGTCGTGTCCATGCTGGTAAACGGCAACGCCTACCTGCTGTTGGGCCGCCGTGACCCGCTCGGGTTCCCTCAGTCAGTTGTGCTACTCGACCCCGAAGCGATCCAGGTTTACACCCGTGGCGGTATTACACATTACAAAACCGCTAACGGCGAGATAGACCCAGAAAATATCCTGCACATCCGGAATTTCACGCTGCCAGGTCACGTCGTCGGCTACGGGCCGCTCGACTTCAACAGGCAGGCAGTCGCTCAAAGCATCGCTGGCGACCAGTACGCAGCTCAAGCATTCGTGTCGGGTGCGCTACCCGATGGCGTGCTCATGTCCGAAAATGAGATTACCAGCGAACAAGCTAACGACCTCAAACAGGCATGGATCGCTGGGAATGGTGGCAGGCAACGTGGCCCGGCAGTGCTTTCGGGTGGCGTCAAATATCAGGCGCTCGAGTTCTCGTCAGTCGACATGGAGCTGCTCGACTCACGGCGCTACAACGCAATACAGCTGTGCACGTTGTTTGGTGTCCCGCCGCACTTAGTCGGCGTTCCGTCGCAGGACTCTAAGACCTACAGCAACGTCCAGCAGGACTCAACGTTTTTCGTCAGGTTCACCCTTCGGCCGCTCGCCATCAAAATCGAACAGGCGCTTTCAACATTGCTACCCAGAGGCCAACGAGCCGTGTACAACTTCGACGCTGTACTGAGAGCCGAAACGAAAGAACGTTACGAAGCGCACAAAATCGCACTCGACGCAGGGTTCATGACTATCGAAGAAATTAGAGCATTGGAAGGCCTGTAAATGGACATCGAACAGCGCACAGTAGCTTTCGACGGCATCGAAACCCGGACCGATGACGACGGTTTCCGTCACCTGGTAGGCGTTGTCGTGCCGTGGTCTGGCACCTACCGGATGCCTAACGGGATCACCGAATCGTTTGAGCGTTCAGCGTTCACCAAAACGTTGCACGAACGTGGCGACCGCATCCCCTTGTATCAGCAGCACGCTACGCAAGACACGCTGCCCGTAGGCACGTCCGTAAGCTGGGAAAACACGAACGACGGGCTAGTTGCTGACTTTCGTATGGCCCGCACCGAACGGGCAGCCGAGGTTCTGTCTCTCGCTGAAGATGGCATGGTATCGGGGCTGTCTGTCGGGTTTGTGCCGATCCGTAACCGGCAAGAAACCCGTAACGACCGGCCGCACGTCGTGCGAGTAGAAGCCCGACTAGACCACGTGGGGTTTGTTGCTAAGCCGGCTTACGACGATGCCCGAGTTTTGGCAGTTCGCCAGTTTGACCCAGACAACGAAGAACACGCACCGTTGCTGGCCCGTTGGCGTGGAGTGTGGACAGCATGACGATGAAAAGCGAACGGCTCACAGTCGGGTTGACAGCTGTAAAGATTCTCGACGATGACAACATCAACCGCCGCATTTACTTTCACGACAGCTCTAGCCACCCTGTCTATTTAGGCGGTTCTGACGTGGCGGTAGCTAACGGCCTTGAGATCCCCAAAAACCTGCTGCTCGAAATGTACATCCCTGCCAACGAAGAGCTTTGGGCTGTCTCAGGAAACGCCGACCAGGCGGTATCCATTCTTTACCAGACAGACTGATGGTTGCAGCGCCGGACTACATAGCGGCCAACGCCCGCCGAGGGCTACGGCTACTTGAGTTCGCTGGCGACGGGCTACGACAAAAAACGATAAACGACGCACGCCGCATAGCCTCCGGCACCGTCCCCCACGAAAAAATTAGGCTAATGGGTCCGTGGTTCGCACGCCACCGAGCTGACCTAAACAGCCGCCGTGCCCGTGCCTACCTAAACGGCGACACCGACCGCCCATCACCTGGCCAAGTAGCATGGCTACTTTGGGGCGGAAGCATCACTGGTGACGTGATGGCCGCAGCCCGTTGGGCTGAACGACAAGCCGCTAAAGCCGAACGATCCCACAGCAAGCAAGGCGCTGTGGTAGAATCGTCAACAAATCGCGCCGCCAGCGACGCCGCTTCCTGCACCTCTCTGGCACCCGAAACCAAATAAACGCAACTACCAGAAGAAGGGGCTACCAATGCGTTTGCTAGACCAGTTGGTGCAGGAACGGGCCGAGCTGTCCGAAGCGGTCGAGGGCATTCTCGAGCGTGCGGCTGACGAAACCCGAGACCTGACCGAAACCGAAGACAAGAACCTGTCCGAACTGAAAGTCCGGGCAGATGAGCTTGACGAGCGTATCGCTGAACTTCGTTCCGTCCAGGTCGCCAATCTCGAGGCCGCTAAGCTGCGGGCCGAGGTCGCTGCCACCGACGAACCCGAAAGCCGTGGAGCTGCTGCGGTCGTCAAAGTCGGTGACGAACCGTTGACCTACAGCGAGCACCGTGCCGATCGTTCGTTTTTCTCGGATCTGTACAACTCGCAGGTTTACGGCGACATTGACGCCACCGAGCGTTTGCGTTCCCACCGTGCCGAAATGGAACACCGGGACGGCACCACCGCTAACTATGCCGGTCTGGTCGTACCGCAGTACCTCACCGAGCTTGCTGCCGAGCTGGCCCGTGCTGGCCGCCCGGTCGCTGACCAGTGCACGGGGCTACCCTTGCCATCCGATGGGCTTAGCATCAACATCAGCCGTGTGGTCCAAGGTTCGAGCGCTGCGGTTCAGGCTGCGGAAAACGACGCAGTTTCCGAAACTGACATCGACGACACGCTGTTGACCGTAGATGTGCGGACGATTGCTGCTGGCCAGCAGTTGAGCCGTCAGGCCATCGAGCGGGGCACTGGCGTTGACGCTCTTGTCGCTGCCGACATGATGGGCGCAGTTGCCACCACGCTTGACAACCAGGTGCTGAACGGTTCTGGCTCGTCTGGTCAGCTGCTCGGTATTGCTTCTATCTCGGGTGTCAACGAAGTCACCTACGACGACGCAAGCCCGACCGGCTCGGAGCTTTACAGCAAGATTATTGACGGTATTCAGCAGGTCAACGCTAACCGCTACGCTGCTGCCGACCTGATTATCATGCACCCTCGCCGGTTGGCGTTCTTGCAGGCTGCTGTTGACGGTTCCAACCGTCCGCTGGTCGTCCCGCAGGCCAACGTGCCGCAAAACGCTATGGGCGCTGGCCCGGTCGCCGGTTACGGCAACACCGGAGTGCAGATCGCTGGCGTTCCCGTCGTAACCGACGCCAACGTTGTCACTAACGCAGGTGGCGGCACCCAGGACGAAATTTACGTCGTCCGTCGTGCCGATATGTTGCTGTTCGAGGACGCTGGAGCGCCCGCCATGGTGCGGATGGATCAGACCGCCGGGCTAAACCTGACCGTCACGATGGTGGCCTACCAGTACGCCTGCTTTATCGGTGGGCGCTACCCGGCTTCTATCTCGAAGATCGGTGGCACCGGTCTAGTGACGCCGACCTTCTAATAGGTCAAGACTTCCCCGATAGGGGTTCACGGTCCGGGCGGCTGGTGGTGATGTTCTCCAGCTGCCAGCCGCCCGGTTTCCCACACTGAGGAGCGAAAATGGCAACACTTTGGGAAAAGCAAGCACCTAGCCGAGTGCAGAAGCCTGTTAGCGACGCTGTAAAGCCCGCTGCTGCGCCTAAATCAGTTCCGGCCAAGAAAGCCGCTAAAGCGACCAAAAAGGCCGCCAAGAAACGCTGACAATGGCTTACACCGACCTAGCGACTGTCAAAGATTATCTAGGCATTCCGTCTGGAGAAACTAGCGAAGATACACCGCTGACGGCTGCTGTCAACGCTGCTACCGACCTGGTGAACGGCTACTGCAACACCAGCTTCGAGTCCACGGTAGAAGCACGGGTGTACCGTGCAGATGATCCCTACATTTTGCTAGTTGACCAGTTTTCGACCACGACCGGTTTGGTAGTCAAAACCGACACCAACAATGACGGCACCTATGACACGACGTTGACGATCACGACCGACTTTGTGGTGCAGCCATACAACGAACCGCCGTTTACGTCGCTGCTAAACGTGTCAAACGCATGGCCACGTTACGAATCGCAACGCCCGGCAGTTGAGGTGACCGCAAACTACGGCGACCAGAACACCAACGGGGTTCCCTACGCTGTCCAGCAAGCTGCACTAATCCTTGCTGCTAGGTTGTATCAGCGGAAATCGTCGCCGCTGGGGATCATGACCGGCTTCGCTGACTACGGCATCGCACGAATTAGCCGCCAAGACCCTGATGTGGCTGCTCTACTGCAACAGTACAAACGGCTAGGGACCGCCTAGTGGCCGACTACAACGCCATACGCAGTGGGTTAGCTACAGCGCTCGACACGCTGGATGCGTTTCTGGTCGTGCATTCAACGGTGCCTAACCGTGTCGTTCCGCCGGCGGCCATTGTGGTGCCCGGCAGGCCAGTAGTTGAGTATCACCAAAGCATGGATGGCACCGCTGGGATGTTGCAGCTGTTCCGGTTTGAGATCGTGACAGCGTTGCAGTCAATGACCGAAGATTACGCACAAGCCGACCTAGACGAACTGGTGAGCGGTTCAGGTTCGGTACAAGCAGCGTTAGAAACCGACCCGACGCTAGGCGGGGCGTGTATCACGTTGCAGGTTACTCAGGCCAGTGACTACGGCATGGTAGAGTTCGCAGATAGCAGCTTTATTGGATGCCGTTTCAGTGTGGAGGTCTACGCACGATGACAACTTACAAAGTACTAAGTGACCGGCTCGCAGGTCACGAAAAAGGCTCGACGGTCACCGTCAAGCAACTACCCGGAGCGAATATTGACGCACTGGTAGCCGCCGGCCATTTGGCTGAACAACCCAAAGAAACCAAAACGAAGAAAGTTGAGGCCGAATAATGGCTGTATTCATGTCCAACGACGTTGAACTGACGGTCAACAGCGTTAGCCTGTCTGACCACGTTGCCAGTGTCAGCTGGTCAGAGTCCGCAGCGGAACTAGACAGCACCGCTATGGGTGACGGAAACATTACCCGAGTTGCGGGGCTGAAAGACGGCAGCGTGTCCATTGAATTTCATCAGGACTTTGCAGCATCGAGCGTGTACGCCACGCTTCAGCCGCTGCTGGGCACCCTCACGACCGTTACCGTCAAGCCAACCAGCGAAGCGACCAGCGCTACTAACCCGCAGCACAGCGTCAGCTGTCTCGTCACCGAGCTGCCCGTCATCGACTCGGGTGTAGCGGATCTGGCTACGGTCAGCATCACCTGGCCGTTCTCGGGTGCTGTCACGGTAACCACCGCCTAGTCTTATGCTCGATATCGCCATCACCATAAAGCTGGAGAGCGACAGCGAGCCGTGGACCGTCTACCCGACCACGGGCACGCTTCTAGCGTTTGAGCGTCACTACGGCAGCGCCGTAACGTCAGCCGGAGAAGCATTAGCAACCGGGCGGCTAGAGTATGTCGCTTTTCTTGCGTGGGAATCACGACGCAAAGCGGGCCACACTGTGCCACCGTTCGACAAATTCCAGCTACAAATCGAGGATCTGGATATCGACACCAGCGCAGGTGACCGCCCTTTAGCCGAAGGTCAGTCGCCTACCTGATTGCCGTTCTGGCCGTTGAAACTGGCCAGCCCATTTCCGAACTGCTCGAAGCCCCAACAGCGGTCATCCGTGGTCTGTATGCCGTCCTGAACGAACGCCGCAAACAGCAAGAAAAAGCAAACCGGAGAAGGTGAAATGCCTAAGCCAGCAATCGAAATAGAAGGCGGCAGAAAGGCCCGCCGGGCGTTGCGAGAAGCTGGCGACGACATGACCGAGCTGAAAGCTTTGCACCGCAGTTTGGCTGATGACGTCGCTGGGACAGCCAAAACTAAAGTACCGGTGCGGTCGGGCCGTTTGCGTAACAGCATCCGAGGGTCTGGCACCAAAACAGCTGCACGGGTCCGAGCTGGCAACAACCGCAAGTCAGGCCCAACTAGCGTCCCATATGCTGCGCCGATCCACTTCGGTTGGTCATCGAGAGGCATCAAACCACAACCGTTTTTGTACGAAGCGTTAGACATCCGGCGGCAGGAAGTCGTGGACGCCTACAATAGTCAAATCCGGCAAATACTCCGTAGAAGGTTCTAGGGTTAGCTATGGCCAGTAACACCTCGGTTATCAACGTAGCGGTCCTAGCCGACACCAAACAATTTGCCCGCAAGATGGGCGAGGCCAGCAACAAACTAGGTGCTTTTGCGTCTAAAGCTGGGCGAGTTGGTACCACGGTCGCTAAAAGCTTTGCAGTCATTGGCGGTGCAGCGGCAGGGCTAGGGGTAGTTGTTGGCAAACGATTTTTCGACCTGGGCGAAGAACTAACCTCACTCGACCAGAAGATAGGCACGGTTTTCAACGACCGGTCACGGCAGCAGGTCGTTGATTGGTCGGACGAAGTAGCTCACCGAATGGGGCTAACCCGCACTGAAGCGCAGGGCCTAGCAGCCAACGTTGGTGACCTGCTCAAACCGATGGGGTTCACAGCTGAAAACGCTGCCGACATGAGCACTGAACTAGTTGGACTGGCTGGTGCGCTGTCGGAATGGTCAGCGGGGCAAAGCTCGGTTCGAGAAACCGCCGACATCTTGCAAAAAGCGGTTCTAGGTGAACGTGAAGGGCTAAAACAGCTTGGCATCAGCATAAATCAAGCCGAAGTAGACCAGCGAGCGCTAGAAATCGCTACCTATTTTGGGCGTGACTCAATCGACGCACAAACCAAAGCGTTGGCAACCCAATCGTTGATACTTGAGAAATCACAGGACGCACAAGACGCCTATGCGGCTGGTGGTAACAAACTGACCGAAGCATCAAACCGGTTGCGTGCTGCTTTTGGCGAAATCCAAGAAAAACTGGCCCGCAAACTGCTACCAGTGTTCGCTGTCGTAGCCGAAAAAGTTCTAGACCTCATCGAAATATTTGAAAAAGACGGATTTGCCGGTGCAGTAGAGGCTGTAGGCACAAAGATGCAAGCAGCTGTGCCAGTCATCAAACGCTATCTAGGGCAATGGTTGAGTGCGTTTGCTAGTTGGGCGTATTCGCTTATCGGGCCAATGCTTAGAGGCTTAGGGGACTTGCTGCGGCGGTTTGGCAGCTGGTTCGTCAATGACGGCTATGCACTTATTATTGTAAAGCTAGG